GCCCATTGTGCTCCAGTAAGGTTGCCGGTTGCTTTAATATAAGGAACGTTTAATCCGGCAGTCATTGTATCGCCAGCTTTATTAACAGGTGTATAACCAAGTGCTGATGTTACTTTTGTTCCAGTAAGAGTGTATCCAGCATTACTTGCTATAATCGAAACTGATGTGGCCATCTGATTATAAAGTGTTGGATTAAGTGATTGACCGGCAGCTAGAACTAAGTTAGCTTGTTCTTCTTGAACTCGATTAAGCCAACCCCAATCTACCTGTGTTGGTATAACTGATAAGTTTCCGGGTTGAAAGTAGCCCGGAGTGCCGACTATTGTAGGCATCGATAAAACGCCGGTATTCGTAGTTGTGTCTATTCGCCAAACCATATGTTATTCCTTTACGAAGTAGGCAAGCCGTGTGCTGTTTGATAAGCAGCTACTACGGTTGATGGGTTAAGATCTACTAAAGCTTGGTCTTTATAAGTGCGGGCTTCTGTAATAATCGTTGTATACCAGTTAGCAGCGGTCGTGGCTAAAGAGATAGCATCAGTAGGGCTTGGCAAAGCGATATAACTATTATCTGTCGCAATCCATCCTGTTTGATAAGATGCTGTCCAACTTGCTGCACCAGCTATTGACATTTGAGCGTATTGTGCGATGGCACCTAAATCTGATCTACTCGAACTATCAACGGATACGTATTTATTTTGGAATGGACATCCGTTTAATAGAACTTGTTGTTTAGCTTGTTCTATTTTAGACGCTGCGCCGCGTTGTTGGTGAACTATCATTGGTGTAAGAGTTACGATCACTACTCCACCATTTATGATCTGTAAAACGCAACCTTCGTGTTGGGCTTGAATGTACGAAGAAACCAAACTTGGATCAACTAAAACAATATCCGCTGGCATACTTGCGTAGTTTAAGCTTGTGTCATAAAAACCGTTAGCTGTTTGACTATAATATATAGTTGCTGTCATTTATATTTCCTTTATTGTACCTTTAATATCCGATTGCCCACCAGCTATAACCTTCGCCGGAAGCATATGCTGATGGGTTAGTTGCCCAAGCCCAACCTACTGTAAACGATGAGTTAGTGCCGTTAAGCTGACCACCAATAACTGATCCTGAGTTGTTCCAACCAATACTGGCTATAACCATTACGCAAGTGTTCGGGAAAGCTACTGGGAAAGAGACTGTTTGATAACCACCACTTGCTCCATAGAAGCCATTCGAACCAAACTGAATCATAACCGGTGCTGTGACACCAAATAAGAAGCTTGGAAATCTTGCCCAACTACCACCCCAAGCACCACTTTGGTTAGCGCAGAATGAAGCCATATAAGTGAACAACCAGTTAGTGTTGATAATATGTCCATCATTGGCAAAACCAGCTGTAGCGCAAGTGGGTGTGCCACCAAAAGCCGGACTTACTAAATTGGCATAATAACCATTTACCCATGCAGTAGTAGCAGCTTGATTCCCCATAATATATGGAACAGGAACAGTCACGTTACCTGTAAACGTCGGACTTGCAAGCGGTGCATAAGTCGAGTTGACCCAACCTGTTGTAGCAGCTATGTTGCCTATTGATCCAGGTGCTGGGACAGTTACAGCGCCGGTAAATGTCGGACTTGCTATTGGTGCATAACCTTGGTTTTTAACGAAAGCTGTAGTGGCTACGTTGGTCGAGTTGTCAGCATTTGCCGGGGTAGGTGCAGTCGGTGAAACAGCAAACATAACCACTCCCGTTGATCTAACAACTTCTAATGTATTAGCTAACCAAGCACCTGCATCAGTGAAACTCTGTAGGTAAAAGTTTGATCCTGCATTAGAACCAGTTTCGGCTCCACTATACACGAAACTCCACCTATTCGAGTTACCATTTTGTAAAAACAATGAGGTTTGAACATTTAGGTTTTCAGAGAATGTAACGTTACCGGTACTATCCATTCTAAGACCACCAGCAGTGCCAGAAGCCCAAGGCGCAATAACCAACGCACCTGTATTGATAGTTCCAGTTGAGAATGATAGAACTGTGTCACCAGCTACCACAATCGGGTTAACTGAAACCGTTGTGCTACGTGGCAAAATAGATAAGTTGTAAGTTCCGTTTTGAACCGATAAAGCTGATACTGCGCTGTTAGCTGCGTAATTTTGACCGGTGATTAAGTTACCAGTCATTGTCGATCCTGCTATCTTAACGTAAAGCGATCCTTGTTGTGTGATTAAGTTCTTAATGTTAGTAACCATATTTGGTGAAGACGGAGATAAAGCTACGCCGCCAGCAGCCGCTAAAGTACTAAACTCGTTTACTAAACCGTTTAAGAAGTCACAGTCTACGTTAGTAGCAGCTAAAATTAAATTACCATCTGTAAAATAACCGGGTGTTCCAACTGCTTTAGGCGTAGGTTGAACCGGCACGGATGTGTTGTCATTTGGGGGGAAAAAACCTGATGCCATCTAAAATCCTTTGCTTAGTTAGCAGTGAAAAATATGTTAGTGTGAGCTGGCCGAATTCTATTAAACTCGTAAGCCAGTAAAGTTATATCTGTATTTACACCCAATGGCTGACCTGCTTTGAAGCCCGCTTTTAATGGTGTATAACCGGCGTTAGCTACGTGGACTATCCAACTAAAATCACCGTAAGTGTCAGCACATCTTGCCCCTGCATAAAACCCGGCTCTTAAAACACTTAACTCTTCAATGGTTATTGAATATCCAAGTTTAGCTGCGTAATCGATAAAGTATTGTGGTGATTGACCACCTAAATCTGTAACACGTAAAACAGTTAACATTTTGATCTGCGTTTGTGTCAGTGTCTCCGGATAATCGGAACCCGGTATACCTACTGAAGCTGACCACATATCTAAGTTCTGAACCGTTGTTGTGGGAAAACACTCAACTTGCTGCACTTCTGCATAACCCAACCAACGCAATAAAGAAGGAACAAAAAGCTGAACTGAGTTAAAAAGATTCGTGTTTGGAATCTTTTGCCATCCATCTCCGTTGTGTAAAAATTTACATAGTTGAGTTGTATAAGTGGCAATGTCTTGTGTCATAATGTATTTAGCTCCACGCAATGCTCGAAACTACGGGGAGGCTTCCGTAAGGTATGGTCACTGAACTAGTGGGGATCGTTAAGTTGTAAGACGGTATAACCCCAACTAAAGCCGTATTTAGAGCCGACTCGTAAATGGTCTGTCCAAGAGGGGTGCCGATGCTTACAAGTTCAGATTGTATAGCCGCTAAGGCTGCACTCTGCATCGCAACTGGCGGAGCAGAAGGGCTGTAGCTGGTCTGAACCGTCACTGCTATAGTTGTAGTGCTCGGTCCGTAAACCTGCACGAACGCTGTCGCAGGGCGTTGGTGGGGTTGATAAATGTAGTTAGCCACCGCAAGTTGATCGCCGGTCGCAAAAGTAGCACCGCCGCGTGTTTCAGTGGTCGAGGTGCCATTTGTTCCGTTTGGAATGCCCCAAGTATGAAGGCCATCATCAATACATATGAACACTATAACTTGGCCGTATGGGGCCATACCTGTTGATATCCAAGTTCGAGTGACACCAACGTTCGGGCACGCTTCTGCCCAACTGATGTAGTCACCTGTTCCACCACCATGTGGAGGTGCGGATCGTGCTTGTTGAGCACGCAAGTTTAGCGCAGCATCAGTTTCCTTGTCTGTTCCACCTGTCATTGATATGATCGTGCCAGCGTTTACAACGTTAGGGATCGTATTGTTAAGTGTGATAGCAGAACCAATTGAAAGGTTAGTTATTGATCCTGTTTGTTCAGTTGTAAGAGTAGACACTACGAGTGTGCCTGCTGCTGTTGCTACTGCATCTGCGTTGGATGTATAAATGACTGAATTTTGACCGCTAAAGATCGATCCGGCTGGAATAGTAACTGCGCCGTTGACTACAAAAAGTGCTGAACCAGGGCCAGCAGATGCGGCTTGTTTTCGATAAACAGCCCAAAGTGCGGCCCATCCATCTGAATAACCACTAGTAGCTGTCCAAGGAATAGAATTCTTGAAAAGTGAGTCAATATAGTGATATCCATTATCAATAGCTCTAAAAAGTGCTCTACCAAGTGAACCCAATCTTGAGGCTGCTTGAACAGGCACGCCGAGTGCAGTTGTGAAATCGGTCCAACCCGAAGAAGATATTTGATTATAAGAAGGGCGAATAATAGGCATTTTGATCCTTTATATCACATAAGGCACGGTTAGCGTGGTGCCGGTATTTAGTTGAACTGTTGTATTAAGCTGTATGGTTTCAGATGAGACCCAGTAAGCACTTATTTCAGCCGGTTGTGTTATGTAGCCGCTTTGATAGATGTAATCTAAAGCTTGTACTGCACTTGCTTCAATAAACGCGAGCACAGTAGAACCTGTTGTGTATCCCATAAGTGCTAGCCAGAATAGATTGCCGGATTGTCCGATTTGTGAATCTTGCCAACAGCCTCTTCTATCCGTTCCTACTACACCTTGATGGTTCTGATCGACTGCGCGGTCTGTAGAGTACGCATACATAATCATGTCGATTACGTCTTGCTCAAGTGAGTTGACTACTACAGATGCTAAATTTATCGGGTCTTCCCAATCAAGGTCGAACGTATCGCTGTTTTGAATAAGTTGTATATCCATTAGCCGACCGGACCCCCTGTATTTCCTGAACCAGTTTGAACACCTGTGTGATGATGTGTATCCATATCAATACCTGCTGCTGTCATATTACCAGTTGATACTATTGCACCATTTACTTGTACGTTTCCATTGATCGTATAAAGTGCTGTAGTGAGATTTGCGGCAGTGCTTGCGTAAACATTGACTGTTGGTGCTGTTATATTTATAGTCCCAGTTCCTACTATATTTATAGTATTGTTCGTGATCCATATAAGTTGACCGCGCTGATCGTGCATTGCGCTGTCACCGGCTAATAAACCGATTGGTCTATAACGCTCATCAGCAGTTGCTATTGATCTACCATTGCCATTTATACCGCCAAAGTTGACAATCGTATGCATCGCACCAGCAAGCGGAATAGAAGCGAAACCGTAGTTTTGATGAATACCAACGTTGGAGACAAGCCCATTGCCTGCTATACTCAATCTAGTTGTAGCTGTAAGCGTAGCAAGTGCCGGTTCAGCTTGTGATGCCTGCATAACCGAGTGTTGTGATTTAGATTCAAGTCGTTGAACCCGTGCCTTCAAATCATTTAGTTCATTAAGCTGTTTATTATTCATTATACGAACCCTGCGCTTGTATTAGCTGATGTTTGGGTTGACCTTTTACCATAAGTAGCTTCCCAAACATCTGTATCCATTGGTATTGAAACTGGTTCTACTGAGAATGCTTCTTTCGGCATTACTACCAATTCGGCACTAGTGCCAGCTGTAGGTCCAGGTGTTTTACAAAAAGATACTTCGCTGATTATCCATTGACGATTGAATATCTTTAGGGTAGGGGAGTGAACATCTATAAGCGAATTGGGTGTCCATAACTTACCGGCTCGATCGCGCCAGCTATCAACGGTAATGCGAGCTGCGTAACTGCGTCCCCAAGCACGATTAGCCATCCATTGCGCTTTACGTTGCGCGATGCTCTGACCTTCCATCGTTTGTTCGGATACAGCTATGTAGGGTCTGAATACGCC